CTTTGGATGAAAAGCTTATATTTGCCAATGATGATCCAAAGAAAGAAGATTATGCAAGTAGGAAACTTCCATACCCTCTGACTCCAGGAGAGTGCCCATCGTATGACAAGATCATGTCTACGCTATATTCTCCAGAGGAGCGACACAAGATTGAATGGGCTATCGGATCAATCGTCACTGGTGATTCGAAACATATTCAAAAGTTCCTAGTACTATATGGCTCTGCCGGTACTGGTAAGTCAACTGTTCTGAATATTATTCAACAATTGTTTGAGGGATATTATTCAGTCTTCGACGCTCGAGCTCTTGGGTCTGCGAATAACTCATTCGCTCTTGAGGCATTTAAATCCAACCCTCTTGTCGCTATTCAGCACGATGGTGATCTTAGTCGAATTGAAGATAACACCCGGCTTAACAGTCTTGTTTCACACGAGACGATGATGGTGAATGAGAAGTTCAAGACGGCCTATGCCAATCATTTCAAGAGCTTCTTATTTATGGGCACTAACAAGCCTGTAAAGATCACCGATGCTAAGTCCGGTATTATCCGAAGGCTTATCGATGTATCTCCAACAGGAGAGAAAATCAAGCCCAGTGAGTATCGTACTTTGACTGCTCAAGTAAAGTTTGAACTCGGAGCAATTGCGTGTCATTGCCGTGATGTATATTTGGAAGATCCGAATTACTATGATAACTACATTCCGATGAGCATGATTGGCGCAACGAATGATTTCTACACATTCATGGTGTCCAATTATACAGAGTTTAAACGAGAGGATGCCGTCAGTCTGAACATCGCTTGGGAAAAGTATAAGACTTTTTGTGACGATGCAAAGATTCAGTATCCATTCTCCAGACGAGTATTCAAAGAGGAGCTTAAGAATTACTTCTCTGACTTTGTAGAACTAGGAGAAGTAAACGGTCGTATTGTTGAGGGACAGTATCGAGGCTTTCTATATTCTAAGTTCAAGGTACCAGAGCTTAAGAAACTAGATAAGCAAGTTGAGAAAGAGACTTTGCCTCAGTGGATGAATCTGTCATCCGACAAGAGTATATTTGATACGGATTACTCGGACTGTATCGCTCAATATGCTAAAGAGGACGGAACGCCTAAGCAAGCTTGGGATAAAGTCTCTACAAAACTTGGTGAACTCGATACAACGAAGCTTCATTATGTACGAGTGCCTGAGAATCACATCGTAATTGATTTCGATATTTCATCAAATGGAGAAAAGAATGCTGAACTCAATCTCAAAGAGGCTAGCAAATGGCCTAAAACTTATGCGGAGTTCAGTAAAAGCGGAAATGGTATTCATCTTCATTATATTTATGATGGCGATGCCTCTAAGCTTAGCCGAATCTATGACGATCACATCGAGATCAAGGTGTTCGCAGGTAAAAGCTCTCTGCGACGTAAGCTCACAAAATGCAACAATGTCCCGATAGCTCATATTTCATCTGGGTTGCCCTTGAGAGGAGATACGAAGGTGATTGACTTTGATGGAGTGCAGTCAGAAAAGGGTATTCGAACCCTTATAATGCGCAATCTGAATAAGGAGTACCACCCTGGAACAAAACCTAGTATTGATTTCATTAAAAAGATTTTGGATGACGCATACGATTCCGGTCTAAAGTATGATGTTAGCGATATGCGAAATGCTGTGCTGAGCTTTGGTGCAAATAGTACTCACCATGCTCCATATTGTCTCGATCGTATTGCCGAAATGAAATTCAAATCCGAGGAAACTCGAGAGATTTTGGCAGACACCGGATCTAAGCTTGTGTTCTACGATATCGAGGTATTTCCCAACCTCTTCCTTGTTAACTGGAAATTTGAGGGTGAGGATTCAAAGGTTGTTCGAATGATCAACCCGACACCTTCTGATATTGAGAATCTCATTCAGAACAAGCTCGTAGGATTCAACAATCGCCGATACGACAACCATCTTATTTATGCACGTCTTATCGGAGAGTCCAATATTGAGATCTTCCACCGTTCTCAACAGATCATTAATGGCAACCGAGACGCTATGTTCGGTGAAGCCTATAATCTCTCATACACAGACGTTTATGACTTCTGTAGTAAAAAGCAAAGTCTTAAGAAATGGGAGATTGAACTAGGTATTCACCACCACGAGCTTGGATTGCCTTGGGATCAAGAGGTTCCGGAAGACATGTGGACCACTGTCGCAGAGTATTGTGACGACGATGTTCTCGCTACTGAGGCAGTATTCAATGCTCGAAAGTCCGACTTTGTGGCTCGAGAGATTCTGGCTGAGATTGCCGGTGGTACGACTAATGATACGACTAACAGTCTAACTACCAAGATCATCTTTGGTAAAGAGCGTCATCCTGATTTGGTATACACTGATCTGGCTACAGGCGATTCGACTGACGGTACTCACAAAGACTCGAACAAATTCGATGGATACGAGTTTGTATATTCTGACAAAGACAAAAAGTATCACAACATGTACCGAGGAGAAGACGTCGGCAAGGGTGGAAACATCAAGTCTTATCCTGGAATTTATTATGACGTAGCATTGCTCGATGTTGAGAGCTTGCACCCTCATTCGGCTATTGAGATGAATATTTTTGGTAAGTACACAAAGAACTTCAAAGCGATTCTTGATGCTCGTTTGGCAATCAAGCACGGTGATTATAATCGAGCAAAGAATCTGTTTGATGGTCGACTTGCCAAATATTTGGATGATCCGGAGCAGGCTGATTCATTAGCTTATGCTCTGAAGATCGCAATTAACTCGGTATATGGTCTTACTGCTGCTTCATTTGATAACCCGATGCGTGATCATCGTAACAAGAACAATATTGTCGCCCTTCGTGGTGCATTGTTTATGCAGAATCTTCACGATGAGGTTCTCGCACGAGGTTACAAGATTGTTGCAATTAAGACAGATTCCATTAAGATTGCAAACGCGACAAAGAGCATTGTCGATTTCTGCATCGATTATGCTAAACAGTATGGATATAAGTTTGACTTCGAGGCATATTACGATCGTATCTGTCAGATTAATGATGCTGACTACATTGCATACTATCATGATCCTATTACTTGCAAGAAGCGGTTCGATCATATTCCAGGTGATAACAAGAAGCATGGACCTAGCTGGACAGTGACAGGTGCTCAGTTCGCAGTTCCTTATGTGTTTAAGAAACTGTTCTCTCACGATGATATTGAGTTCAAGGATCTTTGTGTGACAAAGTCTGTTACAACTGCTATGTACTTGGATATGAACGAGGATCTTCCTGATGTAACAGCATACGAAGCAGAGCTTGCTACTAGAGAATGGAATTATAAGCATGAGGACAGCAAACCAAAACGACTGCGATTCCCAGAGCTTTCAGTTGAACAACTCATGGAGCGAGTGGAAAGCGGCCACAAGTACTGCTTTGTCGGACGTGTCGGTAACTTTTGCCCAATTAGGAAGGGAGATGGAGGAGGCGTGCTCGTTCGTGAGAAGGATGGTCGATATCATTCGGTCGGCGGTACCCTCAGTCCATCAAAGATACCCTATCGTTGGCTCGAAGCGGAAACGGTGCAAGCGACATCAAAACAGGCGTCAATAGATTATTCATATTTTGACAGACTCGCTAATGAAGCTGTCGACTCCATTGAAGAATATGGAGACTTTACTGCATTTACTGCGATTGGAGATTAATAATGGACGATAACATTAAAGACATGATCACATCATTTCTAGCAGTATTGGTAGCTCTGATTATCACATTCGGTGGGAGTTGGGTTATTTTCAACTTTATTGTGTGGCTTATTTGCATGTGCTTCCATTTCACATTTGATTTTCTTATTGGTACCGGACTGTGGTTGTGCTGTCTGTTGCTGCGCTTTGTCCTGAAAGCTGCTAAGAATTAATTAATTTATTTCGAAAGGTTTTTTATTATGGCTAAGTTTACTACTTCTGATCTTATTCTCGACCACGAGCTTGTTGACTTTGAGATTCTGTTCTGTAACCTTGAGGGTCGTGCTGAGGGATTCAATAATCAGGGAGCCCGTAACTTCCGTTTGAAGTTCAATGATGACGACTTTGCCAAGTCACTTGCCGATGATGGCTGGAACATTAAGATTTATACTCCTAAGAATGACGATTACGATCCTTATTATTATCTTACCGTCAAGGCAAAGTTCCGTGTTGATGGTGCTACCGTTCGACAGGATCCTGAGATCCATATGATCAATTCCAAGAATGATATTCTCCTCGGTGCTCAGAACATGGCAGATCTTGATGCAAAGTTCCGTGCTCGTGAGGTAAATGCATGTGATCTGGTTATTCATCCTTATTATTGGAGTAACTCCAATATGGGGTCTGGTGATGGCATCACTGCATATTTGAAGCAGATGTGGGCTGTCGTTAATGATAACCCGTTCGCCGATCGTTATGCTAATCGTAATGATGATTTTGAGGTTCCTTTCGACTAAACTTGCGCGAAATTTACACCGTATCTAATGAGGGATAATCCTCAATTAGAAAAGGAGTAAATAATGGAAACTATGATCATTTGTGCTATCGCTAGCATCGTTTGTATCTATCTCGGTATTAAGCAGATCATTGACATTCATCGTTATAAGCACGAGGAAGAGCTCAATGACGCTTTTACCAGCGGATATGAATGGGGCAAGATAGCAGAACGTGAGAATGTTATTCATGTCGACGCAGTTCTGATTGAAGAATAACTGAAGAAAGGGTCTGTGCTTATTGCATGGACTCTTTCTTTTATGTTTGAAAGGCGATAGCAATGCAATATACTTCTGTTTCTCTAGCTAGCATTGACCGAGTAGAATCACTTCTTGAACTCTTATCCGATGTTTATGACGATGTTATCAACAGATATCAGGATATAAAAGCAGAACCAAGATACAGCTATGATGAAAAGAAAAGAAAGGCTAAAAGACAGGAATTATATAAATTACAGCTCATGGAAGCTAAATGTTTGGCTCAATATCACTATTGGAATGATGAGCTTAAGCATATGAAATTCCAGGAACAATCAGAGAGGTCCGACAATGAAAATTGACCTTCCTATTTCCGATGTAGAAGAGATCTGCGAATTTTTCTGGTATAAGTATCAGGAAGAGCACGAAAAGTACTGTGAATTGCAGAACGTCTTGTCAGAACATGGCGATGAGTATGACGCAGAAAAACATCATAATCTATATATGGCGTTCTATAACGAGTCAAAGTATCTAACACGATATAATCACTGGAAAGACATTCTCGACGACATGGAAAAGAAAGAGAACTCCCGCAAATAGTACAGCTTCTTTAATGAAGGACTACTTCCATTGAAAGGAGTTGTATGGGGAGTAATGTTATCGGATTTTGCTTTGGTATTGTGGCTGTAGCGATGTCTGTAATGGGCCTATTTGCCATCTTTAAATCTATCACTGATGATAGTGACGAAAAGATAAAACAGGCTTTTAAAGACGGTCTGGAGGCTGGATTAAGAAAAAGAGAAAACGATAAATCTTATGTTTCTGAAGAAACTGTCAAATCGATGATTAAGAAGTAGTCTTCAAAAGAGTTGAGTCTGCAAGGGCTCTTCTCTTTTGCATTGAAAGGGGGTAATCATGTGCGACTTAACTTTGGAAGAAATTGCATATGTTCTTAAAGGACATATATGTACGTATGAAGCATTAGCTGCAGAACGCGATAAACTATTCAGATCTATAATTATTGATACCTATAAAGAGTCACGTGATCGCAAGCGTGAGGAATTTTATTCAATCGAGAAAAAGATGAACGAACTCGAAAAGCGATATGACGATTATTGGGTACCGATTCTACACGAAAAAGGGATTGATGAAATTGGATAAAATTGGAATGAAGTTCGTAGACTTCGAGAAATACTGTAAGAAATGTGAGTGCAAAGAAAAGGCTGAAAATGAGGCTCCTTGCTGGGAATGTCTCGAGCAACCGGTCAACTATCACTCGGAAAAACCTATTCACTTCAAGGAGCGCGACGAAAAGTGAATAGTTACACTTACTTCTATATTCTCGGAATTGCGATTGGCTTTTGTATCGGATGCTATGTCAGTTTCATAGTATATTGTCGCAAACTAGACAAGCTCTATTATGAAACGGATGGTTCAAAGAAAGGAGAACGAAATGAACTATCGTCAGATCGAAACGAGTCGAGAGATCAGGCAGTGGATTAAGCTTGGCGTTCAAGCTATCAGTATTGGTACTGGATGCTTAATTGCTTATCACACTAGCCCGGATGTCAAGAGAACTATGTATCGTACTGGTGAAAATATTAAGTTTTGGTTCAATCGAAAGTTGAACAATCTGTAGACAGTATAGGGTCGCTGAGAAATCAACGGCTCTATATTTTTTGGAGTCATGATGAATCACTCAGATCATTTTACTTTAACAAAGCAAGAAGTTCAATCGCTCATCGCAATGTATGAAGACGCGAGGAAAGAGCTTCTGGATATTGCAGAAAAAGAAAAGCCTTTGTGTGATAGTAACGTCATAAACATACGATACGTACAGCACAAGGCTTACGCAAACGCCCTAAAGGGTCGTATTGATGAGCTTACGCACTTCTTACACACTCTTTAATGAAGGTAGTTAATCATATCGAAAGGAGAATTATTATGATTAACATCAGCGATGAAACTGCGAATAAGATTGCTAATCTTGCTTGGAGTTGCTTTATTCTTGTTGGCTTCGGAGCAGCTGGATTTGCAGCTGGACGTTTGTCCGGTTACAATGAAACTGATCTCGAAGTTGCAAATCTTGAAGGACAACTTGCACAGCAAGGGATTCGAATTCAGAAGTTGAAGGACGCTGAGGCTTATCTGAATGATGAGATCGAAGACTAACTAACTTCATGAAGAGGGTTTGCTTTACGCAGGCTCTCTTCTTTTTCGCCATATCTGCACGCTCTTTAATGAAGGATAACTTCTACTTAAGGAGACTACTATGGTCAAGCTTTGTGAATACTCACCGGCATATCAGACTAAGATTATTGACGCGGTTGTGTTTTATGTTTGAAGAACAGCATATGGACTTCAATCGTATTGCATTCGAACTCAATCTTAAATACTGGATTGTCGTTGAGGCTTACAAACAGGCTAAATCGGATGAACTTATTTAGAAAGGAAAATCTAAAAGAATGGTCTTACAAGGGCTATTCTTTTTGCGCAAAATTTGCATAATATTTTATGAAGGGAAATTGACTTCTTGTTGAAAGGAAGATTAAAATGAAGAAGTTCTTTATCGCTTTGGGAATGGCTTTTGCTATCGTCATTAGTGTTTCTGGTTGTGCTAACCATAACAATGTTGAGACTACTGAGATCGCGAAGACCGCTCCGAGCAAGTCTGTAGAGGAAAAGGTAGAGGACGCTGCTGCATATCTCGAGGGAGAGCCTATTATGAACTTTAAGTTCAAGGGCATCGAACACGATGATGTGCTTGACAGCGATCAATACGTTTGCACCTACAAGCGTGTTTCGGACGGTCACGAGATTCACAGCTATATCAGCAAAGATTATGCTGATCATAACTTCTAACTCTAATGGGGAAGTCTACAAAGGCTTTCCCTTTTATCTTTCGCCACTATCGCACACTATATTATGACAGGTAATCTATGAAAGGAGATTTATTATGAAAAAGATTATTATTGTCATTGGAATGGTTTTAATGTTTGGATATCTTACTATGACTGCAGATGCAGAAGCCATTGCTCATGATAATGTCATGTCGGAGGATCGTGTATATCGTGAAGCGTTACAGAGCGGTCTTATTAACAATCATACGGAGTACCGTATGAAAGCTACTAAGAAGGATGACACTGGACGTGTTACGGAATACACTATATCTATCGATAATGGGTTTGATTGGCAGGATTATGTATTTGAGGTTGAGTAACTATTCGGAACGGCTAAGGCTGTTCCTTTTTTATTTGGAGGGTTTATGATTGAATTATATCCATGGCAGAGAAAGGCTGTTGATGAACTTCGAGATGGTAACATATTGTGTGGAGGTGTTGGAACTGGAAAGAGTCGTACATCGCTAGCGTATTATTACAAAGAAATGGGAGGTAATCTGGATGCTACTGATTCCGAGGGGTTTCAAGAAATGGAACACCCTATACCGTTGTATATCATCACAACTGCGAGAAAGCGAGATACCTATGAATGGGACCAAGAGCTCATCCCGTTCTATATCTTCACAGATCATGTGGGGAAAGACTTGCTTGTCGGAAGTGAGGTCGAATCTAAGATATTCAGAGAAGTCGTCATCGATTCTTGGAACAATATTTCCAAATACAAAGACATCAAGAACGCATTCTTCATATTCGATGAACAGAGAGTTGTCGGTAGTGGTGCATGGGTTAAAGCTTTCCTTAGGATTGCGAAACACAATCGATGGATCCTTCTTTCCGCTACCCCAGGAGACACTTGGTCTGACTACATCCCAGTATTCTTGGCTAACGGATTTTACAGGAACAAAACCGAGTTCATTCAGGCGCATGTCATCTATAGTCGGTTCACTACTTACCCCAAGATAGACAGGTACATCAATACAGGACGCCTTATCAGACTACGAAGAAAGATACTTGTCGATATGCCAATGCAGAGAACAACTGTTATGCATGACGAACTTATTGACGTAACATGGCCTAAAGAAGAATACAAACTTGTGGGTAAAACCAGGATCAATCCATACACAGATGAGCCGATAGTCAATGCTTCGGAGTTATGCTACACTTGGAGAAAGTTGGTTAACAGTTCTGAGGATCGAATTAAGAAATGTGTAGACATTGCTTTGAAGAGAAGGAAGTCTATCATATTCTACAACTTCGACTATGAACTTGATGCATTACTTGAAGCGTTCGGTGTGATCAAAGGGTTGGAGGTAGCTCAGTGGAACGGTCATTTGCATCAACCTATCCCGACTGGAGACGATTGGGTGTATCTCGTTCAGTACACTGCCGGATGTGAGGGATGGAATTGTATCACGACGGACACCATTATTTTCTTCTCTCAGAACTATTCGTATAAGGTGATGCAGCAAGCTTCGGGACGTATCAATCGATTGAATACCCCGTTTGCGGACTTGTATTGCTATCATTTGAGGAGTTCTGCGCCAATTGATTTGGCCATTGCGAAGGCGTTGAAGCAGAAGAAAAACTTCACTGAGGGCAACTTTGTGGGTCAATTTTAGGCAAAAAGTAGGACCAATTGGCAACTTTTGATTTTTGAGTTGGAGAGGCCAAAAAGTGAAAAAGGACCAACTGTCAACTTCTGAAAAATTGGCGATTTTGGGTAAAATTTGGTGAAAAGAGACCAATTGGTCCTTTTTGGCCCTTTTTTTGGGCAAAAAAACGTTGACTCCTGGTCCTTTTTACGTAAATTGATGTATACTAATACGATAAAAAAATTATAATATATAAGGTAATATATACCCCCAATTACGTAAAAAGGACCAGGTGTCAACGTTTTTGATATTTTGGCAATTTTTATGTAATTTTCGCAATTTTGAAAGGATTTTAGCAAAATGCAGAGCAGTATTACCATGACCGGTATTGTAAAGGATATTTTTGATCGTCTTCCCGATTTGAAAGACAGTGCCGTCTTTTGTAGATATGTTGGTGATCAGTGTATGGATCTTTGGACTGATACCGATGATTGCTATCGATGGTCTTATAACGACCATACTTGTCTTTGGATCGAGAGCGATTCATATTTCATGGATCAGTATGAGTCTACTTTGTTTCCGATGAGCGAGCAAACGTATCTTCGCAATTTTTCAGAGTTGCTTGGAGGTCGTATGCTTGCTCGTCAGATCTCTCGAAGGAAGCTTGCCGAGCGAACTGGTTTGTCTGAGAATTCTATTTATCGATATTTGAATTTTCAACGCAAGCCCACTGCGTATAGTCATTACATTCTTTCTTGGTATCTCGAAGGCGTTCATCAAGATCAGTGGAAGTTGTTGTAGTTCTTAGGGTTGGTCGTTAAAGAGTCTGTTTTGAGTATTTTTAGAGTTACAGGGTGTTAGTAATTCTTCCGCGAAAAAAACAGACTCTTTTATGGAGAGAGATAGAATGTGTCCCGATTTAGGATACTTTCTATGTTCTTTTTGAGGTATTTTTCATGTGAAAGGAGAATCCATGACAAGTAACTCAACCAAGCTGGAAAGTAAGTTTCAGGCAGAACTCAAGAAAGACTTGAAGAAACGTCTTCCGGGTTGCATTGTGATGAAGACCGATCCTACTCAAATTCAGGGTATTCCTGACTTGATTGTTCTTTATGGACATAGGTGGGCAACATTGGAATGCAAGCGTAGCGCAAAGGCCAAACATCGACCTAATCAAGATTATTATGTTGATAAGATGAATCATATGTCTTTCAGTAGTTTTATATATCCTGAGAACAAGGAAGAGGTACTTGATGCGCTTCAACAATCATTACGAACTAAAAGGTAAGCACGCTACATTCGGAGCTAGTAAATGGCACTGGATTAATTACGACAAGGATAAGCTTCTTCAGATCTATGAAAGTATGCAAGCCAAGGAGTATGGAACAAGACTTCATGAGTTTGCGGCTGAAGCTATCGCGCTTGGACAAAAGCTTCCTCGTTCTAAGAAGACTCTGAATACTTATGTCAATGATGCTATTAATTATCGGCTTGATCCTGAAGTAATTCTATATTATTCTTCAAACTTTTTTGGAACTGCCGATGCTATTCGTTTTGACGAGAAAACAAAGACTCTTCGTATCCATGATTTGAAGACCGGCAAGATTCCAGCACATATGGAGCAGCTAGAGATTTATGCTGCTTTATATTGTTTGGAGTATCGTCGCAAGCCATCTGAGATCACTATTATTTTGAGGATTTATCAGAATGATGAGATCTTTGAGTATGAACCTGATCCTGCTGAGATTAGGGATATTTGCGACAAAATTGTTAAATTTGATAAGATTCTTTCTGGAATAAGAGAGGAGGACTAGAATGGAACTTGAGGACTACACTGAATTTGCAGTTATTGATGAAATTAGTGAAATTGAAGAAGAGCTTGCTCATTATGGAACTAAGCGACATTCTGGTCGATATCCTTGGGGTTCTGGAGAGAATCCTTTTCAAAGTGGCGGCGACTTCCTTTCTCGTGTAGACGAACTTTCTAAGAAGTATGGTACTGAGAAAGAGATCGCTGAAGCTCTTGGTATGACAACCACTGATCTTCGTTTGCAGAAGCGTGTTGCTGTTCACGAACGTCGTCAAATGGATGCTGAACGAGCTAAATCTCTTCGACATCAGGGCAAAACCCTTGACGAGATCGCAAGTATCATGGGATATGCCAACGATTCGTCCGTTAGAGCCCTTCTAAACGAGAATACGGCCACAAATAAGAATAGGGCTAGTGTCACTGCTGACAAGCTAGAAGAGGCCCTTAAATCGCATTCTATGCTTGATGTCGGCGCTGGTGTTGAGCATGAATTAGGTGTGTCTCAGGGCACTCTTAAAGAGGCTTTGTTTATTCTTCGTACTCGTGGCTATAATGTTTATGGCGTTGGTGTTCCTAATGTCACTAATCCTGGTAAGCAAACTATTGTATCCGTTCTTGCTAATAAAGACGTTGAGTACAAGGATGCTTATCAGAACATGGGTGACATTGATTCAGTAGGAGATTATCATTCTACTGATGGTGGCTTGACCTTTAACAAGACTCAATATCCTTCATCTATTGATAGTTCTCGTGTCAAAATCCATTATGGCGATGAGGATCTTTTTGGCTCTAAAGGTACTGAAAAAGATGGTGTAATTGAGATTCGTCGTGGTGTACCTGATCTAAGTCTTGGTAACTCTCACTATGCACAAGTTCGTATTCTTGTTGATGGAACCCACTACCTTAAGGGTATGGCTATGTATTCGGATGATATTCCGGATGGTTATGATATTGTGTTTAATACTAACAAGACTCATGATGTTCCTAAGAACAAGGTATTGAAGCCTATTCATACTGAAGATCCTGATAATCCTTTTGGTGCAGTTATTAAGGCTGATGGTCAGTCATATTATACTGACAAATCGGGTAAATCTAAACTAAGTGCGATTAACAAGCTTAAAGAAGAGGGAGACTGGGATGATATGAGCAAGAATCTGTCTTCACAGTTCTTGTCTAAGCAGCCCATGTCTTTGATTAAAAAGCAATTGAATCTCAGTTATGATGGTTATCTTTCTGAATATCAAGAGATTAAGAGCTTGACAAACGATACAGTCAAGAAAAAGTTTCTTATGGACTTTGCGAATGAGTGCGACTCTGCTGCTACACATCTTAAGGCTGCAGCATTGCCTCGCGAGAGTACAAAAGTTATTCTTCCTATGACTCATCTCAAAGATAATGAGGTGTATGCTCCTACCTACAAAGATGGAGAGCAGGTAGCACTTGTTCGTTATCCGCATGGTGGTACATTTGAGATTCCAGTTCTTACTGTTAACAATCGTAGTCGTAAGTGTCGAGCTATTCTTGATCCTAGTTCTGTTGATGCTATTGGTATTAATCCTAAAGTTGCAGAACGATTGTCTGGTGCTGACTTTGATGGCGACCAGGTAGTTGTTATTCCAACAAATAGTAGAGTTAAGATCAGTACTCATAAGCCGTTGGATGGTCTTATTGGTTTTGATCCTAAGACTGCCTATGCTACCGATGAGAAAGTAGTTAATGGTAAAACTATTAGGGTTAATGCTGCTGGTGTTCCTGTCAAGATTATGTCTAAAGAGTATAAGCAGAAGCAGATGGGTATTGTTTCAAATCTTATTACTGACATGACTTTGGCTGGAGCAGAAGAAGGGGAACTTGAACGTGCTGTTCGACACTCCATGGTAGTCATCGATGCAGAGAAGCATAAGCTAGATTACAAGCAGTCTGAGAAAGATAATGGTATCGCTGAGCTTAAGAAGAAGTATCAGCTCCATATTAATGAGAATGGTAATGAAAGTACTGGCGCATCCACCCTATTGTCTAGGCGTAACCAGACCATTCGTGTTCCAGAGACCCGTGGATCCGGTAAGATTAACCCCGATACCGGAGAGGTAGAGTACAAACTGTCGGGGCGTACCTATGTCGATAAGAAGACTGGCAAAACAGTTCTCGCTACTCAAGAGCAGAAGTTACTTCTTGCTACTAAGGATCTTCATACACTTTCATCCGGTACCCCTCAAGAGGAAGCTTATGCCTCCTACGGTAACAAAATGAAAGCCCTGGCCAACGAAGCTCGAAAAGAATACTTGGCTACTGATAATTCAAAGCTAAACAAGCAGGCCCAGTCCACCTATGCTGCAGAAGTAGACTCCCTAAATATGAAAATTAAGGCTGCCGATATGAACGCCCCTAAGGAGCGTAGGGCTATGGCCCTGGCTAACTCCGTAGTTAAGGCCAAGGTATCCGATAACCCGGCCCTAATGGAAGATAAGAAGCTGTACAAGAAGACAAAGCAGCTTGCCATAGAGGCCGCTCGTGCACAGGTAGGCGCCTCTGGTAAGAAGGTACGTATTAAGCTTACTGATAGGGAATGGGAAGCCATACAGGCAGGCGCTATTTCAAGTACTCAGTTACAGAAAGTATTGCGCTATTCTGATCCTGATTCTATTAGAGCTAAAGCTATGCCTAAGTCTACAGTTACATTGACACAGGCTAAGATTACAAAGCTTAAGTCTATGGCTGCATCTGGTATGTACACTAACCAAGAGATAGCCAATGCTTTAGGTTGCTCACCTTCAACTGTCTATCAGTACTTGAATGGAAAGAAAGGAAGTAACTAAATGTCTGTTGCAATCACAACTAAAGACAATCCTTTCGATCCAATAGATCAGTTTGATGAGTGGTTTAGGTTTGATACAGACAAACATTACAACACTTGTTCGTTCTTAGATCGAGTTTGCTTTACTTCTTCTTCGCTTAGTGATGAAGAAAACGAAAAAGAGATCGAACGCGCAATTGATGAGATCATTAAATATGATTTTCAAAATATTTATGTTAAAGTCAAACATTAATGTTAAATAAAACATAATATCAGACGAATATAACATAAATATAAAGGTATAGGGGGGGGGTCTCAAAATATACACCCCCTCCCTCATCGCCGGCCTCCTAAAAAAATCTCCGGAGGGATTTTTATATTTTCGATTTTGGATTGTAAAGGAGAATGTCTTGCTTTCTGACGTTACTATTGCTATGAAGTCTGTTAAAGGCGGTCTGATTAGTCCGTATCATTCTGAACAGCAACAGCCGTGCAGCTATGATCTAACTCTTGATAAGGTTATTAAGAAGATGGTAGTTAGCGACTTTGATCAGTATCCGGTTAAGGGCTATATCACGGCTTATGACAAGAAACTTCACGATCTAAAGTATGTTGAGATCGACATTGAGAAAGATTGGAACGGCATCTATCGTATGCATCCTGGTGATTTCATTATTGCTTCTACCAAGGAAACGGTAAAGCTTCCGAATGATATTGCTGGACGATTTGAAGGCAAGTCTTCTCTTGGTCGAATCGGTCTGACTACTCATGTTACTGCTGGATTTATTGATGCAGGATTCGATGGTCAGATTACTCTTGAGATGAAGAACGAGAATCGTTATCCGATTGACATCAAGTATGGTATGCGAATCGGGCAGATCTGTTTCTTCGGACTTGATTCTTATTGTGCTCATCCTTATGGAGATCCGTCTCTCAATTCTCATTATCAGGGCCAAAAAGGACCGACCACTGCTCGTGGTTAATGTTTCGGAGGGGTCGCTCAAGGCCCCTCTATCCTTAATTTTTGTGCAGTGTTCTTCGGACCTATCTTTGCGATTGCGCTTTTTTCTCCTTTCACGCAGGGTACCAAGTCAGGATAGGTCCTAAAAACACTACATAAACTAATTCAAAATGAAGATGAAGCCAAGTAAAGGAGGAGATATTTATGGGTAAACGCAATAAGACTGACGACAAGTCTATAAGAAGTATGCCACCTCTTACTCCAGAAGGTAAAGAGAATCAAATGATATCTCTTGCTATGGACTGTGCTGAATCACAGTTGCGTGATGGCACCGCATCTTCGGCCGTTATCGTTCATTTTTTGAAACTTGGTACTGAACGAGCGGAACTTGAGCGAGAAAAGCTGGTTCATGAGAATGAGTTGCTCAAGGCAAAGACACAGTCTCTGGAGTCGGCAACTCATGTTGAGCAACTCATGAAGGAAGCTGTCGAAGCTATGAAATCTTATGGTGGAACAGTATGAGTTGCAGAACATATTTGGAACTTTCACAATTTAAGACTTTTGAGGAACGCTTTGAGTATCTGAGAGTCAATTCTTCTGTTGGAATCGATACTTTTGGTTCTAGTCGATATTTGAATCAGGTATTGTATCACGATACTGAATGGCGATCTGTCAGAAATCGAGTTATCATCAGAGATTCTGGATGTGACTTGGGAATTTTCGATAGAGAAATTACTGGAGAACCGATTTACATTCATCATCTTAATCCGATAACAAAAGAGAACGTCTTAAACAGAGATCCTTGTCTTTTTGACATGAACAATCTTATTTGCTGTACTCGTAGAACGCATAACGCAATACATTACGGCGATTCTACAAAATTAATTCATGACTTGGTAGAAAGAAAACCTAACGACACATGCCCTTGGAGATCTTAAGCGCAGGGCTAATCTTTTAAGGGGTGAATTCATCGATGAATGAAGAGGTACTCGTTCATCATGGCGTAAAGGGTCAACGCTGGGGTGTAATTACTAAGGAATACGTTCCTAAAGGTACTCATTCAGCTAAGGCTGATCAAAATAAAAAGGGTTCAAAGATTCAGCAGCGTGTTCAAGCGCGATTGGCTAAGCGTCGAAATGCTAAGCTCGCAAAACGTCAAGCGAAGTTGTCGAAGAAGTTGAAGTCAAATAAGCAGACTACTACCGATGATACTTGGCAGACTCTTTCTACTGATCAGCGTAAGAAGATGGTTTTGGAATCAAAATCAGCTAAGATGTTGTCGAAGAATGCTGATTTATTTAATGATAATGAACTTCAACAGGCTTATTCACGCTTAATGCTTGAGAAAAGAGTTTCTGAACTTGCTGCTTCTTCTCAAGAAAAATCTTCTTTTGAGAAGAATATGGAGACCATTAACAAGACTATGAAGTATGTCAAAGACATTAGCGAAGCCGCGAACACAATTAACAACGCCTATACTAATCTTAAGCGTACATCCGAGATTCTTGCTAGTCTTTCTTCGGAACAGGAGAAAAAATAGGAGCCGCGTATGAGTCTTTCTAATACAGCAGTACCTATTTATTACGGCCAATTTCGAGATGCAGTTCTTCGTGGAGAAATTCCTGTTAACGAAGAAATTTCAATGGAAATGAATCGCATTGACTGGCTTATTTCCAACCCCGGCGTTTATTACGATGATAAGGCTGTTGAAGGCTGGATTCGTTTCTGCGAAAATGAAATGACTCTTACCGACGGTGGAGACCTGAAGCTTCTTGATAGCTTTAAGCTGTGGGGAGAACAAGTCTTCGGATGGTATTATTATGTAGAGCGTAGTATTCCAGAGGTTCAACCGAACGGAACATTGATCCATAAGACCAAAATGGTCAAGAAACGTTTGATTAATAAGCAGTATCTCATCGTTGGACGAGGCGCTTCTAAATCGTTGTATGATTCTTGCATTCAGACATATTTTCTGAATATGGATACGAGTACAACACATCAGATTACAACAGCGCCTACAATGCGACAGGCCGATGAGGTAATGTCTCCTATTCGAACAGCTATCACTCGTTCGAAAGGCCCATTGTTTAAGTTTCTCACACTTGGGTCATTGCAGAATACAACCGGCTCTAAAGCAAATCGAGCAAAATTAGCATCAACGAAAAAAGGTATTGAAAATTTCCTTACTGGTTCACTGATTGAAGTTCGCCCTATGTCAATTGCAAAATTGCAGGGTCTTCGATGCAAGTATGCTACTGTAGACGAATGGCTGTCTGGTGACATTCGAGAAGATGTTATCGGCGCCATTGAGCAGGGCGCTTCTAAGCTCGATAATTATCTGATTATCGCTACATCCTCAGAGGGTACTGTACGTAATGGAAGCGGCGATACAATCAAAATGGAGTTAATGGACATTCTAAAGGGTGAATATTCAAACCCTCATGTGTCTATTTTCTGGTATCGTTTGGATACTGTTGATGAAGTTGCTGATCCTACAAAGTGGGTAAAGGCAAATCCGAATATTGGTAAGACTGTTACCTATGAGACTTATCAATTGGACGTTGAACGTGCTGAGAAAGCTCCTGCAACACGCAACGATATTTTGGCGAAGCGTTTTGGCATTCCGATGGAAGGCTATACGTATTACTTTACCTACGAGGAAACTAAGGTTCATCGTCGTCAGAATTTCTGGCAGATGCCATGTGCTTTGGGCGCTGACTTGTCTCAAGGCGACGACTTTTGTGCTTTCACTTTCTTATTCCCATTGAGCGGAGAACGTTTCGGCGTTAAAACGAGGAATTATATTACTTCGCTTACTCTAAATCGTCTGCCTCTGGCTATTAGGGAAAAGTATAATGACTTCATAAAAGAGGGTTCTCTTATTATTATGGAGGGAACTGTTCTCGATATGGACGAAGTTTATGACGATTTGGATCAGTTTATCATAGATACCGAATATGATGTTCGATGCTTTGGATATGATCCATATAATGCGAAAGCGTTTGTGAATCGTTGGGAACAAGAAAACGGACCGTTTGGTATTGAGAAAGTTATTCAGGGTTCTAAGACAGAATCTGTGCCATTAGGAGAACTAAAGAAACTTGCCCAAGAAAGAATGCTTTTGTTTGACGAGCAACTTATGAAGTTCACTATGGGAAATTGTATTACTCTAGTAGATAATAACGGAAATCGAAAACTTTTCAAATATCGCAGAGAAGATAAGATCGATGCTGTTGCTGCTATGATGGACGCATACGTTGCTTATAAGTTAAATAAGGAGGCATTCGAATGAGTAAAGCGAGAAAAAAGCATAAATATATAGCTCGTGTTCTCGGTAAGAATAATAAGTATAGATACTTTTATGTTCAATCCGAATATGAAGCATATTTGCTAGGCGTTCAAAAAGGAAAGCTCAGTTCCGATTACGAAATTAGTGATTCTGAACGAGAAGATATTAAAAACACAAAGAAACTTGAAAAGCAGTATGGCGATCAAGTATATCGAAGTGCTGACGAATACGAAGTTCAAATAGCAAAAGATAGTGTTGTAAAAAGTGTATTGGCCGTCTTAAAGAAAACAGCTTCAAAATTTAGTAAGAGTGGAAAAACTCCAAAACTGTCAAATAATATTCTAGATATTCCTTCCGCAAGCCTTAAGAAAGATGGCTCAAAAGAAGGAAAACTAAAACGGGTTAAGCCTAATAAAAAGAAAGTAACGACTAAGCCATTAAAGGGACATAAATACATAGCTAAGGTAAAAATCTCAGATGGGACTTATCGCTATTTTTATGATCAAGATGAATACAATGCATATTTGAAAAAGAAGGAATATCAGGAAGATAGCCCTTCGTTTATGGATGTGTTTAAAAAGACACCTTCAATGGAAACTTCTGAAGAAGCAATGGCCAAAATTAATCCGCACGTTGATTGGTCATATAGTCAGTATAAATACTATAATGACTTGCCGGATGAACAAGTAAAGAAACTCAAGGAGTCGGGTAAGGTTAGCCAAAAGACCGTAGGTGACACACAGGCATATGATATGAACTGTATGAATTGCACTACGGCCTATGAACTTCGTAGACGAGGGTACGATGTCGAAGCTGGAGCCTGGCGTGCGAGTAATACTCAATATGCCTCATTGGAAAATTGGTATGAAGGCGTAAAAGTAAAAGAAGTTAAGAAAACCAATAATCTAATTAAGGCCATTCAAAGTGATAATCCACCTGGCAGCAGGGGCAACTTAATGGTGCAATGGAGTAATGGTGGCGGACATAGTATGGCATATGAAGTCGACTCAAAGGGAAAAGTTCATATTCTTGATCCGCAGACTAATTCCGTTGTCGATGAAGATAAGTTACCAGATCTAATCTCGTCTGCGCATTACGCTAGAACTGATAATTTGAAGTTGAAGGAAGGGGTGTTGGATACAGTTGCGCCCAATCACCACGACTAAATCAGTTTCGGAGATGGTAACAGAATTGTTTCCAGATTTTACTATATCTAAAATTGAAGATCTTGGAACGTCATATTCTGTTAGCTTTGAATGCGATTCTGATAATATTTTAAACATGATCGAAATTCGTAAAAAAGACGGTGCAATTAGACCGTTTAACCCCGCAGTTCTGGATGTGTGATCTAATGGATGAAATCATTCAGCACCACGGTGTTAAAGGTATGCACTGGGGTGTTATCACTAAGAAAAAAAGTCAGAGTAAACAGAGACGACGTCAGATTTCTGATGCAGCGAATGCTTACCGTTCTGGTGATACTAAAAAATATAAAAAACTTTCAAAGGGCATATCACAGCGAGAGATTGATGCAAAGTTAATTCATGATCGAAAACGATCTCGAACGTACCGTACGATACTGAATACTGGTTCATATGCATTTATAGGTAGCGTAGTTCCTGTTACATTATCTATTACTAATCCAGCAGTTATGGCTGTTTCTGCTATGGCTGTTGGCGGTTTAATGGGTGTAAAGACCTGGAAAAGTTATGACAATACACCAATTAAAGAATTTAAGGCTAATGGTAAATTGTCTAAAGAAAATCGTGAAAAATTTAGGAACTCACGTTTTGGAGCTAACACTGGTGCGATTATGAATTACACTGCGATGAAAGGGCAACAGGAAGAACTCATGCGTCTTAATTCCTCGCAATTTACCCAACAGCAATATCAGTCAATGGATTATTCGAATTATGCGTCAACAATCGCTAACAATTATACGATGGGTATGCTTTAAGGATTATCATGGACTATGAGATCATTCAACACCATGGTGTCAAAGGTATGCACTGGGGTGTTATTACTAAGAAAGTTTCCTCTTCAGTTAAAGCACATTCCGATAAGCGAAAAGCTGATAACAAAAAGCGGGAACAACTGCGAAACGAATATAGGATTAGTAAAGGTCCTAAGCGATTTAAAGTCTTAAACGCAGCAAATTCAGCAGCGCGAACGTATTACAGGCAGCAGCGTACCCATTCATTCCAAACTTATAGAAGTCAAGGGAATAAATTGGATCGTAAGCAAGGGCGTCTGACTGAAGATCAAATCAAAAATGGTCGATATCGTGTTGCTCGAGCTCGAAACATTAAGCGTAAATCTGCTTCAGCAGTTCTTGGCCTAAGCACGACCGCTGTTCTTGCAGCGAGTCCGGCTGCTCCTATTTCGCCTATTATGGGATTGACTGTTGGCACTATTGCTAACTTTGCTTCTGGTGGTCATTACTATGCTATGGAGAAGCGAGTATACGGCGATGTTCGAGCTAAGTATCAGTCGAAAACGTAAGGAGGTAGTATGCCGGAACCTTTACGATCTAGGTTGAAAAACGCCTGGAATATTTTTAGAGGTCAAGAGTTAAAAGATAACGCTCCTACTGAAGATTACGGCTCTCCATCTCCTGCGATCGTATATACTGGTCAACAGATGTACAGTTATCACTATCGTGGCGGAGATCGGTCGATTGTAAATTCTATCTACAATCGTATCGCGATGGATGTCGCGTCAGTTGATATTCGACATGTTCGAACAGATCCGGATCATCGTTATCTTGAAACGATCGAGGATAGTCTTAACTCTTGTCTAAGTACAGAGGCAAATATTGACCAAACAGGACGAGAAATGATTCAGGATGCAGTGTTGACTCTGTTTGATGAGGGCTGCATTGCAATTGTTCCAATTGAGACTGAAACAGATCCGGATAATGGAAGTTATAACATTTATTCTTTGCGTGTTGGAATTCCTGTTGAATTCTTTCCTCAACATGTAAAGGTAAGTCTATATGACGATCGTAGCGGGCGACGAAAAGAAGTAATTGTTCCAAAAACTCAAGCAGCTATTATTCAAAATCCATTTTATACGATTATGAATAAAAACGATTCCTTGATGACTCGCTTGAACAGGAAATTGAACCTTCTTGATGTCGTTGATGAGCAAACCAGTTCAGGAAAGTTGGATCTTATCATTCAGCTTCCATATACGATTAGATCCGAAGCTAGAAAGAATCAAGCAGAGGAACGCCGAAAGGCGATTGAAGAGCAACTCGCTGGATCAAAATACGGAATTGCGTATGTTGATGCTACAGAGCATATTACTCAGTTGAATCGATCAGTTGAGAACAACCTACTTAAGCAAGTGGAGTATTTGACAAATCTTGCCTATGGTCAACTTGGTGTTACGCCTGAGATTATGAATGGTACAGCAGATGAGAAGGTTATGACTAACTATAACAGTCGAGTCATTGAGCCTGTATTGTCCGCTTTGACTGAAAACATGTCCAGGGTGTTTATTACACCTACTGCAAGGACCCAAGGCCAAGATATTAAGTATTTCCGAGATCCGTTTAAGCTCATGCCGGTCAGCGATATTGCAGAAATTGCTGATAAGTTTACTCGAAACGAAATTGCTACAAGTAATGAGATTCGACAAGCTATTGGTATGACTCCTTCTTCTGATCCTAAGGCTGATGAGTTGCGAAATGCAAATCTAAGTGCTCCAGCAAATGACCAGGAAGGTTATTACGATCAAGAGGGTTATGACGATCAAACCGATGAAGAGACTCAGTATGAATAGATATAGATTACATCAAAATGGGTTTCTAAATCGTTTGAATAAAAGTAACGTAATTACAAACCAAAGGAATGGAGGGAAATGATCAACATGGATGAAAATTATGATTTTTCTGGTTGGGCTAGTAAGTACGAAGTTCCATGTTCTGATGGTCGAACGATCAAGCAGAACGCATTGGCCGAAGATGATGGAAAAACCGTTCCTTTGGTTTGGAATCATCAGCATGGCGAGATGAAGAACGTCGTAGGTCACGCATTGCTTAAGAATCGACCGGAAGGCGTATATTGTTTCGGTTATGTAAACGACACCGAAGATGGTAAGCGCGCTAAAGAGCTTCTAAAGCATAAGGACATTAATGCTCTGTCGATCTTCGCAAATAATCTCAAGCAGAATAAACGCGTAGATGGTCGCAAAGATGTTGTTCACGGCAAAATTCGAGAAGTTAGCCTTGTTCTTGCTGGTGCTAATCCTGGTGCATATATTGATTCTGTGATGATTCATTCTGACGATGGAGAGCCTATTGAATCGGATGACGAGGCTCAGATTTATAATGATGACAATACCGTATGGTTTGGTCATTCCGATGAAAGTGAGAAATTTATGGCAGAAATGCTGAATAATGAGGATGAGTCTCAGTCCACTGAGACTGTAGAGCACGCTGATGGAAATTCGAGCGACAACTCTAACAAGAAACCTGCTGAAGATGAAACGGTTGAGGACGTTCTTAATTCTATGACGCCTCATCAGCGTGAAGTGATGCAGGGTTTGATTAACTATCTTATCGTTAAGGGCTCTAATGATGAGTCTGATACTTCAGAGAAGGGAAATTCTGACATGAAGCATAACATCTTTGATAACACTGAGGAGAACGACGAGACTCTCGAGCATTCTCTTGGTATGGACTGCGATTTCGAGACTGCCATTTCGGATATGAGCCGTTATGGCTCCCTTAAGAAGTCATTCCTTGCGCATGGTGCCAACATTGATAACCTTGTTGGTGACGAGTTCCTTGCACATCTCGACAATGGCACTCCTGGCACTAACTATGGTATTGGCAACATTGATTATCTGTTCCCTGATTTTCAGACCGTAGGCGGTAACACCCCTAAGTTTGTCAAGCGTAATACCGAGTGGGTTGCTCGTGTAATGAACGCGGTTTCTCATACGCCGTTCACCCGAGTCAAGTCCGTTTTCGCTAACATTACTGAGGACGAGGCTCGTGCTCGAGGCTACATCAAGGGTAAGAAGAAGAAGGAGGAAGTGTTCCCCCTGCTTAAGCGTACTACGACCCCTCAGACGGTATATAAGAAGCAGCGTCTCGATCGTGATGATATTCTTGATGTTACCACCATGGATGTTGTTTCTTGGCTCCGTCAGGAGATGCGTATGATGCTCGAGGAAGAGATTGCTCGTGCTATCATCATCGGCGATGGTCGTGAGTCTGGCTCTGATGATAAGATTAATGAGGATCACATCCGCTCGATTCTTAACGATGACCCCTTCTACTCGATTAAGGTCACCAAGGGCTATAAGACTGAGCCTGATAACGACACCTTTGCTTCTGACTTTGAGGAGCGTGTCGTTTACGGCTTCGAGGATTATGAGGGTTCTGGTAACCCGCTGATGTTTACGACTCAGCGTAATCTTAATCGTCTGCTTATGCAGAAGGATAAGGTCGGTCGTCGCATTTACAAGTCCAAGATGGAGCTTTGTGCTGCTCTCGGTGTTTCCGATATTGTCCCTGTTCAGGTCATGAAGGATCTTAAGCGTACACCTGGCACAAAGGAGACTTCGCTTACTGGTAAGACTCTTATTGTCGATGCTGTTATTGTTAATCCTATTGACTATAACGTTGGTACTGATAAGGGCGGCGCTGTTTCCATGTTCGATGACTTCGACATCGATTACAACCAGGAGAAGTACCTGATCGAGACTCGTATCTCTGGTGCTCTTACGGTTCCTTATTCTGCTATGGTCGTCGAGCATTACATTGATTCCTCTCTTCCTGCTGAGACTAGTTCGGTGACCAAGACTGATCCGGCTGACGCTGATCAGAAGAATGCTAGTCACTAGGATGAATCAAAATGGGAAAATTCTACGGTAAAATTTTCTACGGTAAAACTGTAGAGCGAGAAGATAGACCTGGGAGTTGGAAAACTCAGTTGGTAGCTCGGGATTATTATGGCGATAATACTAGGATGTCTCGGCGATATTCTAACGATAATAACATTAATGGCGATATTACATGTAATAATGTTATTAGTATTATTGCCGATCCATATGCTGTAGCTCATTTTTCCCAGATTAAATGCGTAGAACTTGTAGGGACGAGGTGGACTGTTACTTCTGTTGAGGTACAGTCTCCTCGTCTTATTCTTACGCTTGGCGGTGTATATAATGGGTCTTAGATTAGACTTACAGAATACATTGCAAGAAATCATGGGAGATAATAAGGTTTATTTCCAACCTCCCGAGAACGTAATTATGGAATATCCGTGTATTCGATATAGTCGTAGCAATGGTAATACTCGATTTGCGGATAATACATCTTATACGTTCGATTGTCGATATGAAATTATTCTTATTGATGAAGACCCGGATAGTGAATTCTTCGAGCCTCTTACACAACTTAAATCGTGTACATTCGAACGACATTATGTATCCGATGGTCTTAATCACGATGTGTTTTATCTTTATTTTTAAGGAGTAAATTATGGCTGAATCTTCTAAAGCCCTTGTTTGGGATAAGGCCGGCCAGCGTTACTATGAGAATGGTGTAGACCATTGTGCGCTGTATCTTCAGAATTCTGACGGTGGTTACGGTAAGGGTGTCGCATGGAACGGCATTACCGGCATTACTGAGTCCCCTGATGGCGCCGAGGCTAATGATCTGTATGCCGATAACATGAAGTATGCTTCTATGCGTTCTGCTGAGACTTTCGGCGGTACCATTGAGGCTTATATGTATCCTGAGGAGTTTGGTCAGTGCGACGGCACTGTGACTCCCGATGGCACCAAGGGTCTCTATCTCGGTCAGCAGACTCGTACTGCCTTTGGTCTTGCTTATCGTACTAATATTGGCAACGATACGATCAGCAATGCTGACGATGGCTATAAGCTGCATCTGGTTTATGGCTGCACTGCCTCTCCTTCTGAGAAGGCCTATGAAACCATTAACGACTCTCCCGACGCTATTACTTTCTCTTGGGAGTTTGATACCACCCCGGTCGCTGTTGATGGTTACAAGTCTTTGTCCACGATTACGATTGACTCTTTGACGGCGCCCAAGGCTGCTCTTACTGCTCTTGAGAAGAAGCTGTTTGGCGATGCTACTACTGATCCGACGCTTCCTCTTCCGGATGAGGTTATTAATATTTTCAAGACCAACGCTGGCGTTTAGTCTTAGAGTGACACGAATCCTGTAAGCGGTAAGTCCACTATTTAATCAAAATGGGATTATGAAAGGAGAATCTTCTAATGTATAAGAAGACTATCACGTATACTGACTATTTCGGTGTCGAGCGCACTGAGGATTTTTACTTTAATCTTACCACTTCGGAGCTTATGCAGATGCAGTTGAGTACTCAGCGTGGCTTTTATAACGAGATGCAGACGCTGATTGATTCGCATGATGGTCCTAAGATCATGGACGCATTCAATCAGATTATTATGCAGGCTTATGGTGAGAAATCTGAGGATGGCCGTCGATTTGTTAAGTCTCCTGAGATTTCGAAGGCTTTTACTGAGACTCCCGCATATGACAAATTCTTTATGGAACTTATTGAGGATTCAAAGGCTGCCGCTGAGTTTATTAACGGCATTGCTCCGAAGAATGCGAAGCTCTCGAGCGATGAGACTGCTAAGATCATCGCTATGGCAGAGGCCAAGAATTAGTTAAGGACGTGATTCGAATGCTCGAGATCGAGATACCTCGAACTGAGATTTGGGATAATGAAAACGAGATGTTTTCTTATGTTGATTCATGCAAACTCGTTCTCGAGCATTCGTTGATTTCTATTTCCAAATGGGAATCCAAATGGAATAAACCATTTCTAACTAGAGATGAAAAAACTCCAGAAGAAATGATTGATTATGTAAAATGCATGACTATTAATCGTGTTGATTCAGCAGTTTTTAGTTGTCTTACTACTGAAAATTACAAAAAGATAAACGATTATATTGCTGCTCCTATGACAGCCACTACTTTCAAAGAAAATGGCGGTGCTCCTAGGGGAAATCGAGAAATCATGACTGCTGAAGTCATCTACTTTTATATGATTTCATTTGGAATTCCATTTGAGTGTGAAAAATGGCACATTAATCGACTGCTTACTTTGATTCGAGTCTGCAGTATTAAGAACTCTCCTAGCAAGAAAATGAGTAAGAGTGCGGCTGCAAAACAACAGCGTGCTCTTAATGCTCAACGAAGGGCTAAGGCTCATAGTAAGGGGTGACGCTAGTGCGTATCTCATTTTCAGAAAAAGGAGATTTTAAAAGAACTGAAAAATGGCTTAAGCGTTGTCAAAAAGCTTTAGATAAGGGCATATTTGATAAGTATGGTCAACGAGGGGTAGCCGCTTTGGCTTCTGCAACCCCAGTTGATAGTGGAACAACTGCCGCAAGTTGGGACTACAGAATTGTTGTTACATCTAGCGGTGTAAACATTGAATTTCTTAATACAAACATTAATAAGAATGTAAATATTGCTATTATTCTGCAGTATGGACACGGAACTCGAAACGGCGGTTGGGTAGAAGGACGCGACTACATTAACCCCGCAATCGATCCGTTGTTTACACAATTAGTACGTGAAGTCTGGAAGGAGGTTATCTCGCTATGAGTAATTCTATTGACAGCAAAGTCGTTGAGATGAAGTTTGATAACCGAGACTTCGAGGCTAATGTTAAGAATACCATGTCCACCTTGGACAAGCTTAAAGATAAGCTTAAGTTCAAAGGTGCAGAAGCTGGACTAACCTCTATTCAGAAAGCTTCGGATAAAATTGACTTTTCCGGAGTAAGCAACGGACTAGACATTGCGTCTGTCAAGTTTTCGGCTTTTCAGGTAGCTGGAATCACCGCAATAAGCAATATCACCAACTCGCTTCTCGGTCTTGGTAAGAATCTTATTAACACGTTCGCGATTGAACCTCGAACCCAAGGTTTTTCAGAGTACGAACTCAAAATGGGATCTGTTCAGAACATTATGAACGCTACTGGTGCTTCTGTCGAAGAAGTCAGTAGGTATCTTGATGAACTGAATACCTATGCTGATAAAACCATTTATTCGTTTTCTGATATGACCGCCAACATTGGCAAATTTACAAATGCTGGTGTCGGTCTCGACAAAGCAGTTGCTGCTATTCAGGGTATTTCTAACGAAGCTGCCATTTCTGGTGCAAATGCGAACGAAGCTTCTCGAGCAATGTATAACTTTGCTCAGGCGTTGTCGCAGGGTTCAGTTAAGTTAATTGACTGGAAATCTATCGAGTTGGCCAATATGGCTACAGTAGATTTTAAGAATCAACTTATTCAAACAGCCGTTGCGATGGGTACACTGGTTGAGCAAAACGGAAAGTATGTTTCCACAACAAAGGATGCTACCGGTCATGTGTCAGCTGCGTTTGATGCGACTTCGATGTTTAACGATTCGTTGTCATCACAGTGGTTAACTACTGATGTTCTCGTTACAACTCTTGGTCGATATGCCGATGAAACTACAGATATCGGTAAGAAAGCATTCGCAGCAGCTAAGGATGTTAAAACCTTTAGCATGATGTGGGATACTCTTAAGGAGTCTGCTGGCTCTGGCTGGGCTGAAACTTTTGAACTTATATTCGGTAATTTTGAAGAGGCAAAAACTCTTTGGACTAGTTTGACCAATGTATTTGGTGACGTTATTAGCAAAATTTCGACGGCTAGAAACACACTTGTAAAAAGTGTAATGCAAGGGTCGTGGGATCAGTTTACTGAAAAAATTACATCAGCTGGAATCAAACTAGATGATTTCAAGGGTAAACTTATTGAAATCGCCAGTACTCACGGCATTGATATGAATTCGCTCATTGAGAAATATGGGAGTTTCGAGGCAGCATTAGCTCGATGCGATAATGCAGGATCGCTTGTTTCCGAAACAATTAAGAATTTAGCTGATAATGCTAAAGTTGCAGAAACGTCGCAAGAAGATCTTAATCAAAAGCTTTCTTATTTTCAGGACGTTGTAAATCGAGTTTGGAATGGCGACTTTAAGAATGGCGAAGAGCGGTATCAGGCCCTTACAGCTGCTGGATATGATTATTCCAAAGTACAAGATCTTGTCAATAAAACAGTTGATGGACACCGTCTAACTCTTGAGGATCTTGGCGATGAGCAGCTTAAAGCAGTAGGATACACTCAGGAAGAAATTAATAAACTTCACGAGTTGTCCGATGAGGCACAAAAAACAGGTTCGTCTTTAAATGAGCTTGTTAACTCTTTGGGTAAGCGTTCTGGACGAGATCTGATATTTAATCAGACAGACGGAATTGTTATGAATTTCGTCAATAGTCTACTTAAGCTGGCTGAAATTGGTCAGAAGGCTTTTGAGAAACTGTTTCATCCGATTAAAGCTAGTCAGATTATTGATGTGTTGAGTGATATTCAACAGGCAACCGCTTGGGTATTTAATTATTTGGACTCTCACAGCGAAGCGATTAGTAATACGCTGGCTGGTTTACTTGCACCTTTGAAGCTAATTAGTTCAATTCTGTCAGGCGCATTCACTGTTGCTTTGAAGTTGGCCGCTAAGGTTATTGGAAAAGCTGACGGAACTATTTTTGATCTAACAGGCAGTGTTGGAAACGCAATTGCTGAGTTTACTAACTTTATCACTAGTGCTAAAGTGCTCGGTCGAGTGTTTGACACAGTCTACAAAATTCTTAGTACATTTATTGATGTTGTATCAGACATCATTTCTAAGGTTAAGAATTTTGTCGGTAGCACTGAAATAGTAAAGAACTTTAAGAAAGCATTTGATTCATTTAAGCCGACACTCAGCATAATTAAGAAATTGATAGATAATGTTGCTGATGGAACTTTGAGTCTCAAAGAGGCTGCGAAACGCGCTTCACAAGCCGTAGACAAATGGTATGACTCTTGTAAACCACTAAAGACGTTCTTTAGCGATTTTGGGGGTAAGATCTCCGATGTCATTGAACCACTTAAGAAGTTTATGGAGCAACTAATTCCGTTTGACGACATTGACGAAAAAGTCAAAAAGGCAAAAGAGTCTCTTAGCGGTTTGCTAGATGACTTGTTTGGTAAGTCGGATAGCTCTAAGGGTAAAAAGACTGTCAAGCAAGCGATTGATGAAGTTGCGACTTATGCAAAGGATTACGTAGCTGGACTTGCTCCTATCGATTTCGGTCAACTTTTTCAAAATGGGTTGGATACTCTTGTAAAAGTTAAAGATCGTTTCTTTGAGACCATGACTGGTCTTAAGACCGATGCTCAAAGTACGGGAAATGCTCTTACTGACTTTATTCAGGGCATAAATTGGAAGCCTTTGCTATCTATGGCAGGAGCCGTTGGTGCTCTCGTTGTGATTAAGAAGTTTTCCGATAACATTAATACCTTGAGTAAGACACTCTCTAATGTCACTAAACCGTTTTCTACTTTTGATCCGTTGGTAAAGGCTCTATCTAAGACTGTTCTAAGCTTTAAGAGTTTGCTTGGCGGAGTAAAGTTCATGGTTGTTGCTCAGGGTATTTTGAACCTTGCTTTGGCAATCGGTGTGATGGCTATTGCAATCAAACTTATTGGCGATATGCCCTTGGCTAATTTAGCTGCTGCGACTGCCGCATTGGGCGGATTGATTCTAGCTATTGGTGTTGTGGCTGCTATTGCATCAAAGGTAGCTACTCCTGCTAATTCTATGGCATTTGCGGCAATGGGCGTTATGTTTGCTGCTCTTGGTGGTATGATTGCTATGGTGGCGGGCGCTATTTGGCTCATTTCTTCAATTGATTCCGCTGGAGCAACTCAAGCAGTAGATGCGCTTGGCAATTTGATGCTCGCTATGACTGCTATGATTGCACTCATTCTTAATATGACTAAGAAAGGCGGAGATGGCAAGGCACTGACACAATCCGGGTCTATGTTTGTCAAACTCGGTGCTGCGTTGTTGCTTATGTCTGCGGCCTTAGCGATCGTTGGTACTATGAGTGAGGCACAAGCCACACAGGGGACTGTTGTGGTAGGAGCCATGATCACGTTCATAGCAGCTCTCGTTGCTGTGAGCAACATGATGCCCGTTAGCAAGGCTGTTGAGATCGGAACGATGTTCAAGTCATTGGGTGTTGCTTTGATTCTCATGGCAGCAGCGGTGAAACTTTTCGGTTCTATGGATCGAAATGACATGGACCAGGGTATGGTCGCTGTGACTGTACTGGGCCTTCTATTTGCAGCAATCATTCATGTGATTGCTTCTAATGGAGCAGCTCTTATTGGTGTTGCAGGAACTATTCTTGCGATTACGGTTAGCATTGGTCTACTGATTGGTATTTCTAAACTAGCAGCAAAGCTTAAGCCTGAAGAGTTCGCAGCTGGCGCAAAAGCTATTGGTATCTTCGGTGGAATGATGGCGGCTTTGGTTGTCATAGTCACTCGTTATGGTGGACCTACCGCAATCAAAATAGGAGGAACTGTAGCGGCTCTTTCTATTGGTATTGCAGCTCTTATCGCAGTAGCTATCCTCTGTGGATATGTCGACACTGACCAACTGGGTAAGGGTGTTGTTGCTGTAGGTATTCTCGGTCTTATGTTCGCAGCTATCATGAAAGCCTGTAACGGGATGAATGAGAATGCTCTCATGGGCGCTGAGAAATCTATCGTTGCTATGGCCGTAGTGATTGTTGCTATGACAGCGTGCGCTATTGCTCTTGGCATGATGGATACTTACAAATGCGTACAGGGCGTCGTTGCTGTAAGCGCAATGGGTCTTGTGTTTGCTGCTATGATCAAGGCTTGCGAAGGCCTTCAGAACGTTAAATTTGGTAATGTTCTAACTACAGTTCTGCTTCTGACCACTGTTGTTGTAGCTATGGCTGGCGTTATTTGGGCCATGAGTGAACTTAAGGTCGAAAATGCTTTGCCTAATGCCGTTGGCTTAGCATCATTGCTATTGGCATTCGCTGCGTCGATCAAGATTCTATCAACAATTAACGGAGCTATTAAAGTCAGCGGTAAAGTTCTGGCTGAAATGGTTGCAGTAACTGCTGCTCTTGGTGCTGTTCTTATTGTGATGTCAGCATTTAAAACTGATGGAGCAATCGAGAATGCTATCGCTGTCGGTATTCTTCTGAATGCTTTTGCGGCCTCAATTAAGATTTTGTCAACAATTAATGGCCCGATATCTATTAGCATTCCGGCTCTTGTGGCAATGGGAGCGGCTTGTGTTCTTCTTGCAGTTGTTCTTTCTGCTATGTCTGCTCTTAATGTTCAAGATGCAATTCCTAACGCTATTGCTCTAAGCACTCTTTTGTTGGCTTTCAGTGCAGCTACTGCAATATTGGCTGCGATCGGACCTGCTGCGGAGTTCGCTATTGCAGGCGCTGCGGCTATGGATGCTGTGATTGCAATCGTCGCGGCACTGCTTGTGAGCCTTGGCGCATTGACGACTAATTTCCCACAACTTCAGCAATGGCTTAGTACTGGTATTCCTGTTCTTAAGCAAATTGGAGAAGGATTAGGAGATGCAATTGGCGCATTTGTAGGTAGTGCACTTGAGAGTTTAAGCGATCACTTGCCTAATATCGCTACAAACCTTAGCGATTTCTTTGTTAACCTTGATCCGGTTTTCACTAAGATTACGAAACTGTCTGGTATGGACTTTAGCGGAGTAGAATCACTAGCTAAAGCTTTGCTGAAATTAACTGCTGCTGATTTGCTTCAGGGCATTTCCAACATTGGTGATTTCTTTACAGGTAGTAGTCCTGCCGAACGTATGGGACAATATGCAGATGCTCTTGTGAAGTTTTCTGAGAAAGCAGCTGATATTAATGTTGCTGGAATGACAAAGGGTGCAGTTGCTGCTCCAATTCTTAAGCAAGTTATTGATGCTATGCCTACTGAGGGTGGACTTTCTGGACTATTTACTGGCTCTCAATCTGAGGGAATTGATAACATGTCGGAAGCTCTTCCTAAGATTGCTGCTGCAGCTGTCAAGTTTGGAAACGCTTCAGCTGATGTAAATGTTGAGGCAATTCAAAATGGGGTTAGTGCTGTTAAGGCGATCAGTAAGATTATGAGTATGGACTTTCCGACTGAGGGCGGTCTTGCTGGAATGATCTTCGGTTCTCAGTCCGAAGGTATTTCAAACATGTCTTCTAAGCTTGTTCCTTTGGGCGAAGCTGCGAAGAAGTTTGGCGATGCTACGACTGGAATTGTTACTGATGGCGTATCTGGAGCTATTTCCATTCTTAATAGAATTGCGAAAGCTACCTCAAGCGATAACATGCAGTCACTTCAGTCTAATTTCTCGACTGCTGGCCTTAAGACCAAATTCGAGAACCTAGGCATGGCCGCTGCTAATTTTGCAACTATGACTATGGGCAAGGATTACGGTTCATGCTCTGCTGCGGTCGATGCGTTGAACTCTGTTGCTAAATTCACTTCGGGTCTTACTGATTTCAGTGGAGACGGAGTTACTAGCTTCGTGTCGGCAGTTAACGAATTGGCTAAGACTAATGTTGCTGGTTTGGTTGCTGCGTTCCAGAATGCTGGTCCGCAACTTACTGTTGCCGGAAGCGGTCTAATGCAAAATTTGGCTGCTGGTGTTACTGCTGGTAGCGGTGCTGCTACAAGTGCTGTTACCGCGGTAGTCGGTAATATGGTTACATCTTGCACAACTGCTGTAGCAACATTTGGTCAGAGCGGAACATCTGCTATGACTAATCTTGCAGCAGGAATCAATGGATCCAGTGCAGCACCGACTAGTGCTGTTCGAATCGTAGTTACCACAATGATTAATGTGGCCAACTCGATGGGTTTGAAGTTCCATAGCGTAGGCGCAAAGATGATGAGTTCGCTAGCAAGCGGCATTCGCTCAAATGCTTCCAAGGCCAAGTCTGCTGCGTCTTCAGCTCTTAATGGAGTAGCTGCTACTCTTCGTGGACACTATGATGAATTTTATTCTGCTGGTGCGTGGTGTGCCATTGGTCTTGCTCATGGTATTACATCAAAAACTAGTACCGTTACTGAGTCTGCTCGCAGAATCGCTAAGGCCGCCGTCGAAGCCGCTAACAAAGAAGCCGGAGTTGGCTCTCCTGCTAAGAAGTTCATCGCCATCGGCAAGTGGTGTGCGATGGGTCTTTCAGTTGGTTTAAAGAAGAACACCAAGATTGCAGAGAAAGCCGGAGGAGACTTGTCTAAGGCTGTCGTTCAGACTGCTCAAGACACGATGGATCTGCTTAATGGCTATTCGAATTTCAAAATGGGATATGCTAGCATTACTCCTGTTATTGACTCTAAGAACTTCGGACGTTACACTGGATCTTTAGATCTGTCTGCTAACATTAGTCGAGTTATTGCCGAGCCAATTAAGAGTAATGCCACTCTCATGGCTGAAACTCAGAAAGCTATTGAGGCATCCAACACTCAAGTTCTCAACGCTATCAACGAACTCAACGATAATCTCGGAAGCTACACTGATGCTGTGGCGAATTCCGAGACCGCGATGTATGTTGATGGTAAGAAACTTGCTTCGTCCATTGCCAAGCCTATGAATCAGCAGCTTGGTGTTCTTTCTAGGAGAGGAGGTCTGGCGTGAGTTACCCAGATTTACCCAACAACCGTCTAATTGTAAACGGTGTTGATTTGTCAATTCGTTTTCAGATGGTTCTGTTGGATGGTTACACGCTGGAGCCTCCTGAGCCTAAGACTTATACGGTTGACATCCCTGGAGGCAACGGAGTCATTGATTTGACCGAGGCGCTTACCGGGGATGTCGCCTATAAGAACCGCAAGCAGGAATTTACGTTTGCTATCATTGATGTAAAGAATTTCGAGAAGGTCAAGACTGAGGTAAGCAACTTCCTCCATGGTCGAGCATTCGATTACACAATGACAATGGATCCTGGCTATACCTACCACGGACGTTTCTCTGTGGATTCCTATAGTCATGAGGCTTATGCAAATGGCCTTCTCGGACGATTCAAAATTACAGTCGACGCAAATCCGTATAAGTTGAAAGAGCATTGTGCTTATCGACTTAATGCTACTGGTGGAAAGCTGTATCGTTTTGAGTCGGGTAGGCGTCCTGTTCATCCTACAGTGGAATGCACACAACCTACTTGGTTTACTTGGAATGGTAAAGAGCAGTTTGTTCCAGCCGGAACATATCGTCTTAATGATGTTGTCTTCACTGATGGTATCAATGAGCTGTACGTTAATTCGTACAAGTTATGGTTCGTCCGATGGGCTGATTTGAAAAACAAGCAGTTGACGTGGAATGACCTTCTCGAAAAACGCTGGGATGATATTCAGCGAATAGGCGGGGATGTCGAGGATGCTCCACAATCTTGGAATGAGCTGTTCGACAAAACCTGGGATTCCTTGTCCGAAAAATCTTGGGATCAGCTTAACTTCGGTCGTAAGCAACTTCCGGAGTCTACTGTATATTTGACTTATGATTGGGAGGATCTGTAATGGCAGAGACTACTAAAAATCTGGGTTTGAACCTCACAACTGGTTCAGATCTTGTAGATCCGGTTTCGGCTTTTTCTAATAACTTTAAGAAGATCGATGAACTTGGTGCTGATTATGTAATTGAGCAAGGCAAGTCGGGCGAGTGGTGGTACCGCAAATGGAACTCCGGACGATGCGAGTGCGGTATCGATTCTAAGACTTTTGAAAGTAAGACTTCTGACAATTGGGGTGGTCATGGCTTTTTGTGTGGAAAGTGGTCATTCCCAGCATATCCGTTCGCGTTCTCACAGCCTCCATTTGTAACAATTATGTATCGTTATGAGCCAAACGGCTATGGTGGCATTGTTCACGTGCATCCTGCATCGAGCGAAAATAATCTTTTGACACAACCTCCTAGTTTCTCTGTATATGACGCAAACGGACCTCACCAGTATACTACCCCAAAGTTTGGTATGATGGCTACCGGTTGGTACAAGTAAGAAAGGATAAAGTATGGGTTATAAGGTTCTGTATGATAATCAACTTCTTTTCGATCCTTATACGGATGACCGTATAACCGATACGAAACTTTCTTCTAAGCTTAATGCGGCATCGTATTTCGATTTCACTATTGCTCCGACACATTCTTTATATTCCAAACTTAAAGAGCGAGCCGGAGAAGTTCGAATCTATTTCAACAATCTTATTCTATTCAAGGGTGAGATTTCTCAAATAGATGAAGACTTTGATGGAAATTATTCTGTTTCTTGTACGGGCGTTCTCGATTACTTGACTGCTACTCGAGTTCGTCCGTACTCTACGGTTGAGGGAGAACAGCCTCTTAAAGCTCCTTCAAGTTATGATGGTTATTTTCAATGGTTGATTGACCAACATAATTCTAATTGTCTTGACTCACGCAAGCATTTCTCAGTCGGTGTGAATCAGGGCAATATGCTCGATAAGAACAACTATATCTATCGAGCTTCCGAGCAACGTCCGACGACTGCCTCTGAGATTGAGGATAAGATTCTTAATTCCGCTGGTGGTTATCTGTTCGTACGCTATCAGGACGATCTGAATATTCTTGATCTTTATGCTGACGTCCATGACGTCAATACTCAGATTATAGACTATGGCGTCAACATGCTTGACTTCACCAAGACCACGACAACCGAAGGTCAATACACAGCGGTTGTAGCTACCGGTTATACGCCCGATCCTCCTAATGGTCAAACCGATGTCAAGATGAAGCCGATCACTCTTGAAGGCTGCGCAGATGGCGGTACACCTTACTCTTCCACTATCGTCAAAATGGGAGATAGGGTTTATGATGTAGAGGCTGTCAAACGTTACGGTTATCACGAGTATTACGTCTCAAACACTGATATTACGACTTATGATGGTCTGTTGTATTATGCATGTAAGACTCTTAATACTCTTCTGTCCCCTGCTCTGACTATCTCGGTAAAGGCCGTAGATCTCGCTCTTATCATGGGCGATAAGTACAAGCATCTTCAGCTCGGTCAGGCTGTACGAATTCGTTCTAAGCCCCGTAAAGTCGATGAATACCTCATGGTTAATTCAATTGATCTCGATCTGATGAATCCTGAGAATACAACGTTTGACTTAGGTGCTTCGTACGACACTCTTACTGGTCAGCAGAGCGCATATTTGAAGACACTTAACGCTTCTATTAATTCGAGTCTTGATACAGTTGCAGCTCTTGGCGATAATGTCAAGAATTCAGCCAAACTTGCTCAAGAGGCTAAGGATACGGCAAACACAGCTAATACCAATGCAACTTATGCTGTAGAAAAGGCTGACACTGCTACCAATACGGCTAATTCTGCTGTAACTAAGGCGGAGGAAGCTACGACAAAAGCTGAAACAGCAACCAATACATCAAATTCGGCTGTTAGTAAGGCCACGGATGCTTCTACTAAGGCTAGTGAGGCCACGACTAAGGCTGATGACGCTGTCGCCAAGGCAACTGAAGCCACGACTAAAGCTAATCTTGTAGAAAAGAAAGCAGAAGAGGCTAAAAGTGCTGCTGATAGTGCTAAGCAGGCTGCGGACGAAGCAAATACTGCTGCTGGAAATGCTCAGACCTCTGCTAACAACGCAAATCAAGCAGCCACTGAAGCTAAGAATTCCGCTGATGAGGCAAACACCGCTGCTTCTAATGCTCAGTCAACGGCTGATAGTGCTCTAAGCTCTGCTGCTCAGGCGAACAAGGATGTCGGTAATGTAAAGACTCAGATTACTGAGATCAACAAAGAAATGACCTCGGTTAAGCAGGATGCTGCTACTCTACGTGACGATTTGACTGGTCAGATTACCACAGTTAAAGAGACTATGGAAGCCGACTATGCAAAGAAGTCTGAGCTGAGTGCTACAGAAACTAATCTCAAAACTGAGATTAGCAAATCTGCTGCCGGGCTTCGTACTGAGGTTTCTCAGACGTATAGCACAAAGAAAGAGCTTGAGACTACGACCAAGGCAGCTCAGACGGCTCAATCTACTGCTGACGCGGCTAAAAAAGCAGCTGAGTCAAATGCATCAGACTTGGCAAATGCCGTTAGTAAATTCAATGGCGATATTTCTGGACTTAAAGATCAGATTGATGGCGCTATTCAGACCTGGTTCTACGATGGTATTCCTAATGCATTGACAGAACCTGAGGTCAATTGGACTACCGATAAGGATCGTCAGACTCATCTTGGTGACCTTTATTACGATAATCAGACCGGATTCTGTTATCGCTACATGAATCAAAATGGGGTCTATTCTTGGGGTAGGATTCAGGATACTGAAGTCACAAAGGCTTTGTCTGACGCAGCAAAGGCTCAGAACACAGCGAATGCTAAGAAGCGCATATTTGTTACTACTCCTATGCCTCCGTATGATATCGGAGACTTGTGGGTTCAGGGCTCAACTGGTGATATTTTGCGTTGCCAGACTCCCAAGATTGATAGTCAGGCATATGCTGCGTCTGATTGGGTCAAAGCGAGCAAGTACACTGACGATACGGCTGTTACGAATCTCTCCAATACAGTTGAGAGAACCTATGCCACTAAATCTACTGTAAATCAGCTTAGCGATCGTATTGAGCAGACAGTAAGTAGTGTGGAAGAGGTTCGCACGGATGCCTCTGCGGCTAACACTGCTGCGGCGAATGCTAAGAAGGCTGCTGATAACGCTGCTTCTGCTGCCGCTACGGCCCAATCCACTGCATCTGCTGCTCAAACTAAGGCGACTGCTGCTGCAAGTGCTGCTGCCACGGCTCAGACTGCCGCTGATAAGGCAAAGGAGAACGCTACTAGCGCTGCCAATGCTGCTGCCTCCGCACAGAGTAAAGCAAACGCCGCTCAGACTGCCGCTGATGCCGCTAAGGCTAATGCATCTGCTGCTCAGACTGCTGCTGACGCTGCAAATGCCGATCTCGTTACGGCTAAGCAGAATCTTCAAGATCTTCAGGGTCGAGCGGACGCAACTGATTCAGAGATTGCTGCGGCCAAGACGGCTGTGAGTAAAGCTCAGACTGCTGCGGACGCTGCCAATAGTGCTGCGAGTAAGGCTAACACGGCTGCTGCCACAGCACAGAGCACTGCTGATACGGCTAAAGCTAATGCTGCCACAGCTCAAACTAAAGCTAACGAGGCTGCAACGGCCGCTAGTACAGCTCAAAGTACAGCAGACACTGCTAAAGCTAATGCCGCAACAGCTCAGTCCAAGGCTAATGCGGCTGCTAGTGC